TGTAATGGCTTTAGATAACTATTCAAACTTACAAACTGCTATTGCTAACTTTTTAGCACGTGATGATTTAACTACAGAGATTGTAGATTTTATTGCCTTAACAGAAGCAGACTTTAATCGTAGACTTAGAGTGCGTGCTATGGAAAACTCTAGTTCGTTTACTATAGATACTGAGACCGAAGCATTACCGACTGGTTTTTTACAAGCTAGAAGTTTTGTTATACCGACTAATCCTAAGACTGCATTACAGTTTATGACTCCGTTTCATCAAGCAGAAACACAAGGGTCTAGTGAAACTGGTAAACCAAGAGCTTACTCTATAGAAGGCACCAACTTTAGATTTAGTCCAACACCTGACGCTTCTTATAGTGCTACATTAGTATTTTATAAAGCCTTTGATTCGTTAAGTTCGTCAGTTGCTACCAATCACATTTTAACTAACCACCCTGATGTTTATCTTTATGGTGCGTTATATTTTGCTAGTACCTTTATTCGTGGTATGGATCCGCAAACTGTTAGTCAATTTAAAGCACAATATGAGTCTGGCTTACAACAAGTAGAAATGGCAGATGAAAAAGACAAGTATAATGCTACGCCATTAGTACAAAGAACAGGTATCAACATTAACAATTTTGATAACGTATAATGCAAGTACCTTTTGCAGAATGGCTACCAGACTTACCAGATCACATGAATCCTGGTGCAACCGAAGCTACTAATGTTTTTCCTGCGGTAAACAGTTACCGACCATTTAATGACATAGCAGTTACCTCAAGTAATGCCTTAACAGCAAGATGTCAGGGTGCTAGAGCTTTTAAATCAGACAGTGGTGTGGTATCTATTTTTGCAGGTGATGCTACTAAGTTATACAAACTAACATCTAATGCTTTTGTAGACGAAAGTGGTGGTACTACCTTTAGTTTCTCTGCTGAGTCTTATTGGGATTTTGCTAGATTTGGTGAAGTAGTTATTGCTTTTAATGGTGACGATGCTCCGCAAGCATGGACATTAGACTCATCTACTGACTTTGCTGCATTAGCAGGCTCACCACCAGCATTTAGACATGCTGCAGTTATTGGTAATTTTTTAGTTACAGGATTTCAACCTGCTGCACAGAACAAAGTACAATGGTCTAGTTTTAATGATCCGACTTCTTGGACTGCAGGGGTTAATCAATCTGACTCTGAAGTGTTACCTGAAGGTGGCGTTATTACTGGTGTTACTGGTGGACAGTATGGCCTAATATTTCAAGAAGATCGTATCACTCGTATGGATTATCGTGGTGGTAATGTTGTATTCTCATTTAGACGTATTGAAGAAAATAGAGGTGCAGTACAAGGTAAGAACGTAATACAAGTTGGTAACCTAGTGTACTATTTATCAGAAGATGGTTTTTATGTAACTAACGGTACACAATCACAACCTATTGGTGCAAACAAAGTAGATCGTTTCTTTTATAATGATTTAAAGTTTGAGTTAAGAGAACGTGTTAGAGCTTCTTACGACCATGAAAACAAATTAGTTATGTGGTCATATCCGTCAGCTACAGGAACAAACGCTGGCATCCAAAACGATAAAATTATTATTTACCATATAGCAAGTCAACGATGGTCATTAGTAGAATTAAACCACGAAGTTATTATTGACTACTTATCACCTGGTTTTACATTAGATGATTTAGATGATTATCCGTCATCAGGTGCTAATGATTTAGATGCTATTACTATATCTTTAGATAGTGCAGCATTTATTGGTGGACTTAGAACGCTAGGTGTATTTAACACTTCACATTTCTTAGGATCTTTTGGTGGTGATGCATTAGCAGCCTCTATCGGTACGAATGAAACAGAAATATTTCCTATGAACCGATCACTAGTTACACACGTTAGACCTATAGTTGACACAAGTTCTGCTACAGGTACGATAAGTTTTCGTAATAGAGTTGCTGACTCTAGCACGACTTCTAGTGCGTCTAGTATGCACGCTACAGGAACAATACCGTTTCACAAATCAGCAAGATATTTTAAATTTAACTTACAAATACCAGCAGGTACTACTTGGTCAGATGCACAAGGTATTGACGTAGAAGCAATCAAAGAAGGATATAGATAATGGTAACAAGGCGAGAAAGTCTCATAAGAGAAGGTATTTTAAATCCTGATGGATCAAGAAAAGGTGACAGAGATCGTTTCCCAAAACTTATAGCTGAAGGTATTTTACCTGGCGGTGGTTTTGGTATTTCTCCACCAGCAAACACACAATTAGGACAGCCAAGACCTGTACTGCAACCACCAATGACTAGTGTAAGTGGCGGTGTAAATTCGTTTCCTAACGCTTTTGATCCAGGATCACAATTAGGTAATGGCACTATACGTACAGGCATAAACCCAGGAGGTCAATTTGTTCAACCAGGTTTTGGAGGTGCAAGAGGTATAAGAACTGCTGATTTTAGAGATTCAAACAATGACGGTATTGATGACAGAAATCAAGGATTTCAAAACTTACCAGGAGCTAATCAAGGTATAAACTTACCAATTAATATTGGTAATAATCCTTCTTTTAATCCAATTCAAGATCAAATGTTTCGGCCACCAATGCAACAACCTGTGCAAAATCAAATGCCTGTTGCTAATTCATTTTTAGAACAGTTACAACAATCGGCTGGATTATTACAAAATCAAGTAACAGCTTTACAACCACCTGTAGTAAATAATGTACCACAAAATAGATTTGTTGGTAATCAGTTTCAAATGCCTTTTGGCATGGGTCAACCAACACCTTTTGGTGGCAATTATGGTAGCGGTGGTTTTAACTTACCATACAATCCTGGTTCTTATACACCAGGAGCATTTAACCAATACGGTGATACTAGCACAACTGGTGGCATTAACAATATTATTAGCAGTTTATTAGGGCCAGGTGCAGATCGTGGTGGTGAAGGTGCTGCAGGTGGTTATGTAGATAATAGATCTTTATCGGATCAAGTAAATGATGTTTATGGGCCAAATGCTGTTATTAAACAATTAGGTTTAGGATTAATACCAGGTGGAGGCCCACTTGGATATTTAAATAATGCTTATACTAGATATAAATTAGATAAACAATATGGTATTGGCGATAAGATAGAAGGCTCTCAATATTCAGAAGTTTATAATGATGCTATAGCAAATGGTGCTACTCCTAGCGAAGCTACACAAAGAGCTACTATTATGGGTGGCGGTACTTATACTGATGCAACATTTGATAACGCAAATCTTACTGATATGTCTATTAATGACCAATTAAGAGCTTTAGAAAAACAATTATATGGTACTAATGTAACAACACCAACAGAACAAGAAACGACTTTTGGTGACTTTATTGGTGGTTTACTTGGACTTGGTGATAGAGATAATACAGGTCCTACTGGACCAGGTATAGGTGATATAGATTCTGAAGCTGATATAAATCGTGAATCATTTAGAGGTAGAACTACTGGCGGTGGCGAAGGCGGTGGCGGAGGCGGTAGCAGTTGTTTCGTCAAAGGCACTATGTTACAAATGGCTGATGGTACTAAAAAAGAAATAAGCACTGTTAAGTTAGGAGACAATACTAAAGGTGGTATTGTTGAAATGACAATGCAAGGCCTACCGCAAACTATTTATAATTACAAAGATGTCTTAGTATCAGGATCACACTGGGTTATAGAAGATAACGAATTTGTAGCAGTAGAAGATAGTAAACATGGTGTACTTACTGATAAAGTAGAACCAGTTTATACTTTAAAAACTTCAGATCATAGAATGTGGATTAATAACATAGAATTTGGTGATTTTGAAACAGGTAGTGATAATGATTGGGAACCACATTTTGAAATGGTAAGGAAGAAACTTAATAAAGAGCTAAGAGATGGCAAGTAAGATAGACCTACAATACATCTATCAAAACATTGACTCAACTGAGGAATTTCAATTAATTGTAGAAGAACTTACTAATCAATTAATTCGTTATCACAACGATGAAAATCAAGAGGTAACATCATGGTTTCTAGCATAGATCAATGTAAGAATTGCGAACATAGTTGTCATTGTGGTAATGGTGGTGTCTGTGTAACTTGTAAATGTGCTAACTGTGAACACAATGCACTAGATGAGTTCCACAAAAATCTAGCATCTGGTTTTGATGAAACAGCAATTAAAGAACCGTATAAAACATTTAATATTGATGAAGGCATAGAATAATGGCTCACACCTACAAAAATTCTAAAGTAGATCTAACTACTACAGATGCTACAGCATTAATTACTGTTGCTAGTGGTACTACTGTTATTGTAAAATCTATTATAATATGCGAAGATAGTAACAATGATGATAGTGTGTCATTAACCATAGTAAATGGTAGTGATACGTTTCAGTTTTTAAAAGATGCATTTGTTGGAGCTAAGGCTACTATACAAGGTATGGGTGGACACAATTCTACACTAGTATTAAGTGAATCTGATATATTAAAAGCAACGGCTACGACAGCTAATAGACTACACGTTATCACAAGTTATTTAGAAGTTACATGATTGGCATAGTACAGATACCGCAAGAAAATATAGATAAAGTTTGGAACTTAGTTGATGATTCAATCACTAAGGCACTAGCTTATTCAGGACATCATTTTAATACTACAGATGTACATAAAGCATGTTTAGATGGTGAAAACCAATTATGGTTAGCATGGGATGATGACGCTAAAGAAAAATTAAGAGGTATTATGGTTACTAGAATAATTATAAGACCAAACAGCAAGGTTGCTAACATTTTTATCTGTACTGGCAGAAATAGAAAAGAATGGCAAGATAGATTGCACGAAGTCGAAAAATGGGCTAAAAGTAATGAGTGTACTCACTTTGAAACTTATGCCAGACCAGGTTGGTCTAAATTATTAAACAAACAAGGGTTTAAAACAACCCATTATTTACTAGAAAAGAAATTGGAGAAATAAGTATGTCAAGTGGTGGTGGAAATCAAACAACTACATCAAGAACAGAGCCTTACGCACCTGCAGAACCCTATCTACAGGATATATTAGGCGAAGCATCAAATATATACCGAAGTGGTGTAGGTAGATCATTTTTTCCTGGTAGCACTGTAGTACCGTTTGCTAACCAAACACAAGAAGCTCTTAACTTACAACAAGCTGCTTCTTTAGAACAAATGGCACCAAGCACTATGTTAGGTCAAGCAGGTAACACATTTGGTCAGTTTGCTAGTATGCCTATTTCATCTTATGCAGGTTTAACTCCACAAGCAGATTATTTATCAGGTATTCGTCAAGGTATTACTTCTGACGTCTTAGGTGATGTACAATCACAATTTGGTGGTATGGGTAGAACAGGTACCTCACCTATGGCTCAACAAGCAACAGCTAGAGGTGTTACTCAAGCATATGCACCTATTGCTGCACAATTAGGTTCTCAAGAACGTGGTCGAGAACAATCAGGTTTAGAATCTGCTTTTGGCAGATCATTACAAGCTGCAGGTCAATTACCAGGTATTCAAAGTGCTATGGACATGCGTAGACAACAAGGTATTCAACAATTAGGTGGTGTTGGTTCAGCGTATGAACAACTAGCACAAAGACAATTACAAGATCAAATACAAAGATTTCAATTTGGTCAACAAGCACCTATGCAACAATTACAACAATATGCTGGACTTATTAGTCCAATAGCAGGTGGTTATCCTACTGCTGTAAACACTGGGCCAGGGCAACAATCTGGTGGTGTTGGTGGTGCCTTTGGTGGTGCTGTAGCAGGTTCTGCTTTGACACCTATTTTAGGGCCTTTTGGGCCAATAGCAGGTGCTGCATTAGGCGGATTAGGATTTTTATAGGAGATAATTATGGCAAGTCAATTTACTAACCCATTTACAAATCCTGGTGGATTTTTCTCAACACAACCAGGTGGTTTCTTTGCACCTCCGAAACGAGAAGGTTTTGGTGGATTTTTAAGTGATCCAAGATTAAGTATTGGTATGGCTATTGCACAAGGACAACCTATAGGTCAAGCCTTATTAGGTGGTGCTTTACAAGCACAACAAATAGAAAAAGCTATGTTTCCTGGTACTGAATTTTCAACTACAAAACAAGCATATAATCCAAAAACAGGTGAAACAGTTTTTGCAACAGAAGAACAAATACAAACAGAGGGATTAACACCATTACCAAAAACAGATACTAGCCCTGAAATTTTTCAATTAGTAGGCCCAAAGGGAAACTTTGTTAGAAATGTTACTGAAGAAGATTTTCTAAGAGATGGTGATACTTGGGAAAAATTAGGATATAAATTAACAGACATACCTAAAGGCACACAAGCAGCACCTTCAGGTTCTGAAGCTAATCAAAAAGCATTTGATCCATTTAAACAAAGATATGATGCAGCTAATCAACTTGTTACTGGTTTAAATAATTACGCAAAAACAATAGCAGAATCTGATGATCTTGCATCTTTACAAGGTACAGGTAAGTTTTCTCAATTTATTGACGGAGTTATTAAAACTGTGGATGCAACCACTGATTTTCTTAAAACAGAAAAACAAACTGAACAATATGGTGCTTATTTGCAAAATGCAACATCCAAAGATGGTAATAATTTTGACGATCAAATTGCAAGAGTTTCTCAACAATTTGGTATACAAAGATCGCAAATTATTGACTTAGCATATCAATTTGCTGCAGTGAGAGGTCAAGCAGGTCGAGGTTTATCGGATAGAGATTTCCAAAATGCACTTGATATTGTTTCAGGTGGTGTTGGTAAAGAAGGTAAAATTGCAGTTATATCTGATGTTGCAAATAGAATAAACAATGAAATAAATGCACAAAAAAATTCTGACATAGCTTACAATCAAGGTCTTGTAGATGCAGGTATCGATATGAATGATTTATTAAAAAGATATAATGCACTACCAGAATTAACTATTTTTAATAACCCTTTTGCAATTGAAACTGATACTAATGCTATAGGTGAAGTAGAATTAATTGTAAACCCAGATGGTAGCATTACTGAGGTTACACGCTAATGACTGTTTTTCAGTATACATTACCATCAGGTCAAAAAATTAAAATAAATGCTGAAACTAGAGAAAAAGCAGATTCTGCTTTAAAACAATATCAACAAGGCAGTTCAACAGTTGAAGAATTTAAACCATCTCTTACACCTGCACAATGGTTAAACGATCAGTACAATTCTGCGTTATCAGGTATTTTAAAATACGGAGTAGCAGGATTAGGTTCTTTACCTGGCACTCTTGAAAGAGCTTCAACATATTTACCAGGAGGACAACGAACAGTTGGTATTGATTATTCTTCATTAGCACCTGAAACATTTGGTAAATCAGAAACAAATAAGTTTTTATTTCCTAGTTATGAACAAACTTTAGCTAGTTTAGAAAAAATTCCAGGTGTTGAAAGATTTACACAATATCAACCAAAATCAAGAGCTGGAGAATATACAGAAACAATATCAGGATTTGTTGGCCCACAAGGTATTGTAGGAGCTGGGCCTAGAATTGCATCAAAACTTACTGGTAAGGGTCAAACATTAGGTATTGGTGAAACAGCAAAACAAACTTTGTCAGGAGTTGCTGCTGGTGGTACTTTTGAGTATCTTGATGAAGCCACTAATAATACACTATTAGCTGCAGGAGTTTCATTGCCTGTAGCATTGACAATATCAGCATTATTATCGCCAAGTAAAGCTGCTAAGATAAGTGCAAACGCATTAAAAGGTGTAAGTAAAGAAGAAATTGCAGTAGCAGTAAATTTAGAAAAATATGCAAACAAACAAGGTATACCAATAAATGCTGTAGAGTTGATAAATAGTAAAGCAATTAACGCATTAGGCGAATCTGTCTACGGTAGCAGAAGGGGTGGTAATGCATTAAACATAGCATTAAAAGATAGACCACAATCTATTGATAGAGTAACACAAGTTCTTTTAAATAAAATAATTAAAGATCCAGGAACTATACGTGAAATAAATCGTACTACACAATATAATGCCGTCAAAGCTATTAATGAAGCAAAACAAACTAGAACAAAAAAATCTTATGATGCTGGATATAAAGTAGCCAATGAAGAATTTGTACCTGCAGATCAAGTAAGATTAATTATGGACAAGATTGATGAAAGTATTACAAATTTGCCACAAGGCAGTCCTAATGTAAGACTATTAAATAACTTAAAAAAACGCCTTACAGTACCTGTTACACCACAAGAACGTAAGTTAGGTTTGGTTGATATACCACAAACTCGTATTAACATACTTGACGATACTTTTAAAGAATTTAGAGAAAACGTAAGTAAATCTAATATAGGCACTGCAACAACTACAACTTTTGTTAATAGTCAAGGCAGTAGATTGTTATTTAATCAAGGTAAAGGCATATTAGATGATTTAGATGCTTTGATGAAAACTAATCCTTCGTATAAACAAGCAAACAAGATGTATGAAAATTTATCAAAGGAACTAGTAGAATTTACTACTGAAAATTTAGACAAATTAACAAAAAATGTAAGTCAAAGCACTATTAAAAATTTTGTATTTGATGCTAAAAATGCTAGTCCTAAAGATATTCAAAGAACGTATGAATTATTTAATAAAACTGACAAGACCCAGTTTCCAAAACTTGCAAGAATTTACATGGAAAATGCAATAAATCAAGCTACAGTGGTAACAAAAGGTGGCACAAGAAGTTTGGGTGAAGGTTTTGACATCGCTAAAACTTTAGTTGGATCGGGTAAACAAAAAAACAATTTTTATGAAATGTTAAGAGGTGTTGCCAAAGCTAATGATGTTAAAAACACTGGTGATTTTATTAAAGGATTTGAAAACTTTAATGAAATTTTATTACGTACTGCTCGTTTAGGTAATATAGATACACCAGGTGGTGGTTTAGCTTCAGAAATCTTTCAAAAAGGTATTACAAAATCAGTAGCACAAATTAATAGTTTTATGTGGAGATTAAAACTTGCCACAAGATTAGGTGAATATAGTGAAAGAAAAACTATTGACCAATTGGTAAACGTTTTAACAAAAGAAAATTCAGTAAAAGAATTAGTAAAATTAGCAAAAGAGAATCCTAAATCTGTTACAGCAATTAATAGAGTAAGAAATATCATAAACTTACAAATGCCTTTAATGCGTAATGAAGAAGGATTTCCAATAAACGAAGAAGGGCAGGAATTACCTGCTTTACAATAATTAACTAGGAGAATAAAACAATGGCTGGAACAGGCGTAGGTAAATTTAGTTCAACTGCAGGCAGTAATACTGCTAATATGACAGTGAACTTTGCAGAGAACATGGCACCGAGTAACGTAAATAATGCTGCTCGAGAGCTTATGGGTCACATGCGAGACATGTATGAACAACTTGGAGACGGATATTTTGAGTTTGGTGACGGAGATGGTACATATACAGTAGCACGTGGTGATGCTGATACTATTACTATAACTTCTGCATCAGACATCTCAAGCGTATACTTTCCTGGTAGAAAGATTAGAATCACTGATGGTGGTGCTAATGTGGTCGAAGGCACTATTGCCTCATCTTCTCACTCATCTACTACACAGACTGTAAACTTAACAGGTATCTCGTTAGCTTCTGGCACTCCTACCAAAGTTGAACTAGGTATAGATACTGCTGCGTTTGGTGGTCGAGTAATCCTTGATGACGATGGTGATACTTACATTGAAGCTCCTACTGATGATACTATTGATATCTATGTAGCAGGTGCTAAAGACTTTGTAATTACAGCCAATACATTTACTGCTGAATCAGGTAGCACAATAGCAGCACAAGCTCTTACTGCTACAACCGTAACTGCTTCAGGTGTAGTTGATGTAACTGACACTACAGATTCTAGTGATGCAACTGGTGATACAGGTGCATTAAGAACTGAAGGTGGTGCAAGTATAGCTAAAAAACTATTTGTTGGAACAGACTTAGATGTTGATGGTACTGCTAACCTTGATGTTGTAGACATTGATGGTGCAGTAGATATGGCATCTACTTTAGGAGTTAGTGGCGTATTAACTGGTACAACAGCAGTTTTTTCAAGTACAAGTGCTGACGATAACTTTGTTATTACTTCAACAGATGCTGATGCTGGTGATCCTGCTCCTGATTTAGTTTTATATAGAAACTCATCTTCACCAGCTAATGGTGATGATATTGGTCGTATTGAATTTAGAGCTAGAAATAATAACAGTCAAGATATTGTACCTGTTTCATTTTCTGCTTTTACTGCAGTTGTAACTGATGGTGCAGAAACGGGTAACTTTGCTATATCTACACTTATTGGTGGTTCACAAATAAACAGAATGGGTTTTGATACTACTGAAACTACATTTAACGATGGCTCTGCAGACATAGACTTCCGAGTAGAATCTAATGGTAATGCTAATATGCTTATGGTTAATGGTGGTAGTAATATTGTAGGTATTGGTGCTGACCCAGACTTAGGTACAGGATTGCATATTAAAACTGCTGATAGTGGTGCATCTGCACACGCAACTGGAGATGAGTTAGTTATTGAGGGAAGTGGTAATGCAGGATTAAGTATTCTTTCAGGAAATACTCATGAGGGCGTTGTATACTTTGGTGATGATGGAGATAACAATATAGGCAGAATTGTTTATGACCATAGTGTTAATGATATGGTCTTTAACGTAGCCGCAACTGAAATGCTACGTATTGATTCAGACAATAACAACCTAGCAACTGGTGGTGAAACTGCTGGTGATGTTGGTGCTTTTGGATTATGTTTAAATCAAGGTACTGCTGATGGTAACATCTTAACTTTTAAATCTTCTGATGTTGCACACGGTATGACTACTAATTTTGAAACTGATACTTATGCTGCTATTAGTAAACAATCTGCAACAGAAGGTGGTTTAGCTATTAGTGCTCAGTCTGAAGGTATTGAAGCATTAAAATTTAATGTTAGTCATTCTAATGGAACAACAACTAAATCAAGTAGTGGTGTAGGTGCAGTTATTTTTGGTGTAAGTGAAAAAAGTGGTACAAGTGTTGGTGGAAATGGTAGTAACGATAATTTATTGGTAATAACTGATCATACTTCTACACGATTTATCTTTGATGCTGATGGTGACTTTCATGCTGATAGTTCATCTACTACTTTTGATACCTATGAGGATGCTCAATTAGTTAGAGCTTATGATTTATCTCATGGTAAAGGCGTTATTAACTCTCAGTTTGATAAATATATACAATATCAACATGAAGATTTAGCTGATGCAGGTTTAGTTGGTAGAGAAGATGATGGCACACCTAATCACTTTATTAATGTTACTGGTTTTCAAAGACTACATAATGGTGAAATTGGGTAACAATATGAAAAACATCAAAGAATAGCTAAAGCAGTACATGAACTAGCTAAAGTAGCAGTTGGTGAAGATAAAGCCAATGAGATACTAGAACAAAACGAAATTAAATTATTAAACTAAGGAGAAACAAATGGCAATAACAGCAAATATGACAACTTCAGAAGGAGTTGCATTAACAGGAGCATACCTAGTAGTAAAAAGTGCATACGTTAAAAAGTTTGACGGTGCATGGACTGGGAATGATGATGATGGATGGACACAAGATAGTGCTTCATTTAAGTTAATTTATGATGTTAACATCTATCTTAATGCTGACAAAAGAGCAGAAAGAAATAATGCAAATAACATTATAAAAAATACACATGTAGATCATCACAAATGTGACTATGATTTGACAGCGTCTGATAATCCGTTTAAATTAGCTTATGCTGATTTGAAAACAAACAGCGAATTATCAAACGTAGCAGATGCATAGGAGATAAAATGTTTACAATAAACGATAAAGAATACGATCAAACTACCTTATCTGATAAAGGTAAAGCAGTGTACTCTAAGCTGATGAGACTTGGTGAGCAAAAAGCTGACCTAGATATTGTCATAAACTATTGGACAGCACAGCTTCAAGCTGAACTGCCAAAAGAAGAACTTGCTGAAGATGACGGAAAGTCAGAATAGAGAAGCCATTATCCGCATTGAGGGTAAACTGGAGCTAATGGATAATAAGCTCAACACCCTCAAGGATAATCATCTATTTCATATCGAAAAAGATATGCGACAATTACGGACTTTAGTGTGGTTTATTGGTACGACAGTATTTGCACAGATGTTATTCTTGATTATTAGATCATTTGCGTAGTATTGCACATATAGGGTAAAGTAGTGTATAAATTAGTATGTCTAAAAACTCGGTCATACTAGTTATTTCAGATACCCATTGTCCTTACCACCATCCAGATCTAATACCTTTTTTAAAAGCACTTAAAAAAAAATACAAGCCAGATCGTGTTATTCACATTGGTGATGAAGTTGATTCTCACGCTATAAGTTTTCACGACAGTGATCCTGACCTATATAGTGCAGGTGACGAACATCAAGCCTCATTACCCACAATACATCAAATGGAAAAACTGTTTCCTAAGATGGATCTTATGGACAGTAACCATGGCTCGTTAGTTTATCGTAGACAAAAGGCTAGTGGTTTGCCAAGAGCTGCCATGAAGTCTTATAATGAGTTCTTACAAGTAGGGCCTGGTTGGGTATGGCACGATGATCTCCTTATCACCATGTCTAATGGCCAACA